TTTAGTTGTAAGTGTTAAGCCCTTTACGAAGGATAACTCAAACTCCTAAGCTATATTCAATTCTAACCTTTTTTCTTTTTACACATAAACCTTAGGAGTTTATAATGGCATTACCTTTATCATTCGCAGGAGACGCGGCAGGAGCTGGAGACGGCAACCTCGACCTCTTCTTGCGTCAATTCTCAGGAGAAGTCATCACAGCGTTCGAAACAGCGAACATAATGATGCCTCTTCACACAGTTCGCACGATTAGTCAAGGCAAATCGGCACAATTTCCCGTAATCGGTGACACAACCGCCGAGTACCACACCCCTGGGGCTTCTCTCATTGAGACTGACCCTGCAGGTGGAGCTTTACAGAAGTTCACTCATAACGAACGTCTAATTGCTATTGACGATTTGCTAGTTTCTGCTGCCTTCATTGACAGCTTAGACGAAGCTCGCGCTCACTACGATTACCGTTCAGAGTACAGCCGCAAGATGGGCTATGCTCTAGCTAAACGCGCTGATGTTCATCTTATCAACACCGTATACCAAGCATCAAAGGCTTCAGCAACAGCACCTCAAGGTGCAGGTGGTGGTGATATTGAACTTTCTTGTGCAGATACCGTTGCAGACACAGCAGTAACTTCTGCTGTAATAGTATCAGCTCTCTTCGAGGCTGCTGCGGCAATGGATATTAAAGACGTTCCTTCCGAGGACCGTTATGTAGTTCTCAATCCAACTCTATACTACAACTTAATCAGTAACGGTACAGATGGTTTTGGTATTGCTACTTCAGTAGCTAACTCCGACATCGGTGGTACAGGTTTTGGTTCAGGTTTAGTCCCTATGATTGCAGGTTTTGAAATCTACAAGTCTAACAACCTTCCTTCAGGCACATTAGCAGATGACGCTGGTGTTCGCACACCTAACGTTTACGATGCTCCGCTAACAGCGGAAGATGCTAAAGGAATTATCTTCCATAAGTCAGCTATCGGAACTGTCAAGCTTCGTGATTTGTCAATGGAAAGTGAATACCAAATCGAGCGTCAAGGTACGCTGATGGTAGCTAAGTATGCTATGGGTCACGGAGTTCTCCGTCCTGAAGCTGCATTCTTACTAACTAACTCTGAAGCATAGAGTAACTTTGGGGGGTATCTTCGGATGCCCCTCATTTACCCCAACAATAAAAATATAATATTATGACGTTAATTAAAACAGTTATGGGCAGAGATGCTCTAGGAAATGCAGTAAAGGAACTAGAAATTTATACGTTCGTCACAGCAGGTGGTTCAGATGAGACATTTAATTGTCTCGGCGCGAAGTCAGCGTGGTTCATGTCTAACAAGGCACTGACAGTAAAGCTCCCAACAGTGGACGTGAATGGAGACATAACTGCTACTGAAACACCTTTCATGGTTTCAAACGCAGCAGGAGTTGTTGTATCACCTGACGCAAATACGGCAGGGCATATAGCAGATACAGTAATGCCTCCTTTCTTTGTACTTGCAGTCGGTGGCTCAGGCGCAAGCGTTAGCTACTGCTACATAACCTACTAGAATGGCTGACCCTATTACTACTACCGAGCTAGAGGCAGTAAACACTATCCTCTCAGCTATTGGAGAACTTCCAACTACAGGAACTGTACTCTCTAACGGAACATCGGCTGATGTTGTTATGGCGAAGCAGATACTAGATGAAGTTAATCGTGAGGTACAAGCAGAGGGTTGGCATTTTAATACAGACTATAAGGTAACCTTTACCCCCGCTGTGGATGATAAACATATCGTACTTGCTGCGGATAGTAACATCGTAAGGATAACAGTAGGAGGGAGAGACCTAACTATTAGGTATGCGTCAGGCGAGCGCAGACTCTACGATAAGGAAAAGAATACTTATGAGTTTGAAGCTCCACTCAATGAAGAGGCTGTAGTAGTCTACCTCTTTGAGTTCTTAGGCGTACCTGAGGCGGCTAAACGCTATATAACCATCCGAGCCGCACGTCTATTCCAAGACCGTATGGTAGGTTCTACTGCTCATCATCAGTTCACGCAGAGAGATGAGTTCAAGGCTCTATTAGACCTCAAGGAGTACGAAGGCACTACAGCTTCTCCAAATATCTTTGATAGTATAGGTACATACAACATCATTAAGCGAGGCTCTGTTCTATAGTGGGATTACTTAACTCCTCTCTCTCTAACCTCTTAGGTGGTGTCTCGCAACAAGCAGACTCCCTAAGGGGTGCGTCCAATTGTGAGGAGCAGACTAACGCTTACCCTTCCCCTGTGAATGGTTTAGTTAAGCGTCCACCTACACAGTTTATGACTGATGCTTTAGGTGCTAACTTCCAAGATGCTAACGCATTAGATACAGCATCGCACCTAATCAACAGAGATTCATCTGAAAGATACTTACTAACAGTATCAGGTAAAACTTTAGCAGATGGTACAGGTGGTGGGTTATCTGTATGGGACCTAGAGAACAACGTAGCCAAGACCGTGTACTACGATGAGGATGCTATTGGTTACCTCAATGCCACAGACTCTACTACAGCTTTCTCCTTTGCGACTGCGGGAGATGTGACTTATATTGCTAATAAAGAAGTCACTCCCCGCATGACGAACGAGCTAACAGAAAAAACACAACCTACGGGGTTCATCCATGTAAGGCAGGGAGCGCATGATACTACCTACTATGTTTCTATAAATGGAGAAGAGTTCTCACACAGCGTTGCTACGACAGGAGCGAACGTAACAAAAACTACCTCGATAGCTACGGCTATTGTGACTGCTTTGCAGGCATCTTTTGTATCGGATTCAGCTATTATCTCACTAGGCTCGTCGGGAGATTTAGGAGCGAGTAACGCACGTTTTACTATAACAGTTCCTGAAGGAAGTAATGGGGGATTTGGAGAAGTAGGGCAGGTTGTAGAATGGACTTCACACATTCCTTGGGACACTTTCGCATACTGTACCAACCCTAACGGATACACAGGACAGACAAACTTTGTGCAAGGTGATAAGTTCTATATTAGTCAGGTAGATGCACCTAGTGGGAATAATAGAATTTATCTAAAAACATTATCAGGTACTTTGATGTATCACAATCGAAACAACTACAGGGACGGCTCAGGAACTGAAACACTAACTTGCGAGACCCACGCTAACACAAACCTAACAGACTATAGTTTTAATGTAGAACACTCAACTATCCTAGTGACAGACTCAGGGGATGGTAATTTCATTTTAGAAGCACGGGATACAGTAGGAGATACATACTTAAAAGCCTTTAAGGAAGAAACTCAATATTTTTCAGATTTACCTGCCTCATGCGCAAATGGAATGAAGTTGCGTATTATAGGAAGTGCTGAATCAGACCTTGATGATTATTACGTTGAGTTCAAAACTTTACTAAATACAGCGTATGGCGAGGGTTCGTGGAATGAAACAGTAGGATATGAGCAAGAGCATAAGTACGATTACTCCACAATGCCTCATATTCTTATCAGGCAAGCAGACGGTTCATTCCTATTCAAACCTGCGGACGGTATCAATGTACCTCCAAACGTAACTAGCGGATACACAGGTGACTACGATTATTTTTCTAACGATAACGTGGATGACCATGTTACTATTAGTACATACTCAGGCACTTCTTTAGCTATATTAGACGCGGAGCCTGACACTTTAATACCGACAGGAACTGTAGTAGGTATTTTTACAACGCTTAACGAGTGGAAGCGTTATGTAACATCAACTGATGTAGTTGCGAGTTCTACAGGAACAGCCACTCTAGTACTTACAGAAACAAAAACAGATACTCCCGCAGGTGTAGGACAACCTGTGAAATTATATTATCCAAGTTCTGAAGGTAAGTATACTCCCTTTAAGTGGGAAGACCGTAAGTCAGGAGATGACATAACAAACCCTTTACCTAACTTTATAGGTAACACAATTAGTGACATTTTCTTTTACGAGAACCGATTAGGTGTGCTATCAGGAGAGTCCGTAACGTTATCAGAGTCAGGACAGTTCTTTAACTTCTTTAGAACCACGGTCATTGACTTACTAGACACAGCCCCTATCGAAGTGGTGGGGTCATCTAACTCTGTAAATACGCTACGTCATGGCGTATCCTTTAACGGTAATTTATTGCTATTTGGTGACAACACACAGTTTATGCTAGGGTCAGGACGAGAGGGACTTTCTCCGAAAACTGTAGCTATGAGCCAAGTCTCTAACTACGAGTGTGACCCTAACTGCGCCCCTGTGATTGGAGGCACGTCTGTATTCTTTGCATACCCACGGGGTACTTACGGCGGTCTACAGGACATGGTCATCCGTGACCCTGAAGCTAGAGACCTGCAAGCCTTTGACCTAACAGACTCAGTACCTTCATACATCGAGAACCCGTTTAGAGCTGTTGCAACAATGCCTCAAGAGAATCTAGTCATAGGATTACCTAAGGCTGAGGGTGGGGATATGCAAGACCTATACCTATATAAGTATCTCGACAGAGGCAACGAGCGGATTCAGTCAGCTTGGTTTAAGTTCTCTCTGACTTCACAAGGAATCACAGCTGACACACAGCAGATAATAGGCATACATACTGTAGAGAATGTATTATATGTACTATCTAGGTTTGTAGATAGTGGTACAGCAGGTAACTCCCACACCGCTATCCATAAGATAGAGTTTACTACTGAGGGCATAACAGACCTATTCAGTCAGCCCCCACTACTAGATAACGTACTCTCTCGTCTAGGTAATAACGATGGTCTTATCCAAGATGGTGGAGCTTTAGTAGGAGGCGATACTGTGTTTACTCTTCCTTACGGTAGTGAAGGTAAATCAGCATCTGACTTTCAGATTATTACTAAACATAAAACAGGTAATGATGGAGGAGTAGTAATTCCAATACTTTCAGGAACTTTCCTTGCAGAATCTACAACACTAACAGTAGACGGTGATAAAAGAGCAGAACACGTTTGGATAGGCTCTAAGTATGACATGACATACAAGTATGCTTCCCCTATCTTCAAAGGTCCTTCCTCAGGAGGCGGAGCATCATTAGTAACTTCAGGTCGCTATCAGATACACTCAGCAGACATTGTCTACCACGACACAAATACATTCAATGTAGCCGTGTCAGTAGAGGGTCGTAGTGATTATTCTTACACCTTCACCGCAGACACTACTCAGGTAGATGTGACTTCTGAAGGTTCAGTTGGACTAGACTCAGGAGACATGAGGATACCTATCCACGCTAAGAATGATACCTACTCAATGACTATTACTTCTGACTCAGCTTATCCTGTAAAACTGTTATCGACTGAGTTCGAGGCACAGTATAATGCTCGTAGCAGAAGGATGGGAATATGAAAGCAATCGTAAGAGAGTCAATACTACAGGACGCTAAGGACATGGCTCCTTACTTACGTGATGCAGACTATGCAGAACTAAAGGCATCGTTAGGCGATGCACTAAACACAGAGGAAATCCTAGAGATAAGTATTGAACATTCCGATGACCCAAGAACGGTAGAGCTTGATGGAAAGCCCATTGCTATCTTCGGTGTTGTGGACTCACACGAAACTATCCCAAGAGTGGGGTATGTGTGGATGTTAGGTACAAACAAGATTAAAGATATTAGAAGTCAGTTCCTACGGAAGTGTAAGGAACAGTTAATACAACAGGAAGAGCCTTACGAAGTACTTACTAACTTCGTAGACAAGCGTAACAAGGTACACATCAAGTGGCTACGTTGGATGGGGTTTACAATTATCAGAGAGGTAGAAAATTATGGAGCAGAGAAGAGAACTTTTTATGAATTTGCGAGGATTAAAGTAAATGTGTAACCCCGTAGGAATGGCACTGCTTGGTGCGGCGCAGGCTAATGCAGCAAATGACGCGCAGAACCGAGCATACGGATGGAAGAAGAAGATGGAGGAGGCAGGTGAGTCATCAGCCTTCCTATCTAATGCTATCCAACAGCGTCAGCTAGGTACGCAGACGCAACAGAAGATGCGCTCAGTCAATGAAGAGATTCAGATGATTAGCCGTAAGGGTAACCAAGTGGCTGCTACAGCCGCCGTAAGAGCTACTAAGGGTGGGGTCAATGCTGACTCTGCCTCTGTGGTAGCTCTACAACAGCAGTTCGGTAAGGACGCTATGCAAGCTATTGGTGTTAGAGATGTCGAAGGTCAAGGTATTCTTACAATGTCTCAGCAAACTGCTAAGGCTATTGAGCTACAGACTCAAGCCCGCATCGACTCAGTACAAGCAGGTCCTGCACCTGATAAGAGAGCGCAGTTCGCGGGTATACTTATGGGCGCAGCTCAGGGATATATGCAGGGTCAGTCTATGCAAGGTGGGATAACTCCTACGGGAAATCCTCCTATGGGTGCAATGCCTACAAACATCCCCGCAGGTGCTATAGGAAACTCAGCACTGACCTCAACCTCTACATTAGGGATGTCAGCGATTGCCCCCACAGTAAGCCCACTAACAGGCATTGCTCCTAACTTAGGTATATCATCTATGTATCCATCCTTAACACCGACAGCACTCGCTCCAAATTGGTGGGAAAATATATTCTCAACTACTCAATACACGCAGCCTTCTGCACTATCCATAGGTAGTTACTACTAATGCCAACACGCCAACAAACTCAAGGGGACTTCGGTAACCGTCCAACTAAGGTAACTCAAGGTATCACAGATGTCTACCACGCACCTTCAATTCCTAAGCCTAGTGTAGAGGGATTGAACGCTATTGCTCAACTCAGTAAGACTGCTAGGGGTCTTATTGTTGAACAGGATAACTTAGAGAAGAAACAAGCCGCCGAAGCTGAGAACGAGGCGTACCGTCAGGGAGTCTCCGACAGAGCTACGGCATCTGAGAACCGCAGGCTTACTAAAGAGCAACTAGCTGCGGAGAAGGCACAACAAACCGCAGGCTTAGCGTTCGGTGAGGACCACCCGTTTACTGAAGTAGCTGCTGACTCTCCTGAGTCCTACATGATTGGGCATAGTGAAGGGCAAGGCAATGCGCTCCGTCGTATGTTCCGTAAAGATGAGCAAGCTCAGTGGGACGTAGCCTCCCAAGCTGATACACGTCTACTTAGAGACTTTACGGCTCGCACCCAACACCATGATGAGGCATTAGTAGCTTTCCTAGAAGAGCAGGGTATTGATGGTATCGCTAGAGAGACCTTCCTGCGAGGCGCAGAAGAGCATAGTTTTGAATTAAGAGGCAAACATAGAGTAGTGGCGATGGGTGAGAACAAGGCTGACTTCCTCGCTACAGGGCAGGATATGGTATTGAGTACTATTTCTTCATTCGATGGAATAAATGCTGAGGTAGACAGGCTTGATGATACATATGTCCTTGAAGAGCTTAACCCTGACGGGAAGGCTCCACCTGCTAATGCGCAGGGCTATCTAAATATGGAGGAGCATAGAGAGGAGTTAGTACAGAAGAGAGCTGCTCCGCTTACAGCAGAGCTACAGCAACATTTACAAACTGCCTACGGTATGGGTGATTCGGTTCTCAAGGAAGCTGTTGCTTCTATGTCCGAAGACTTGATAGAGGAGATGAAGAACGGTGAGAACCCCACACTAGCCTTACATATTTTTAACAGTCTAAAAACAGGCACAGGAAACTTCGCGGCTCGTGAGGATGTCGTGAGTTTGTTTCGTGTAGCTTCAGGAAAGATAGCATCTAATCTATTTAACAAACGGGTCTCAAAAGAGACTAAGATGGATTGGTTTAACGCTACTGAACTGTTACAGCCTGCGTGGGGCGAGGAAAAGTGGGACGAGACGTGGGACCACTATCAAGAAACTATAACAGATGAAGCTACGCTGATAGAGATGAGTCAGAAGTTACTACTAAATAAAGCGGCTTCATATAAAGAAAGAGACCGCCTTATAAAAGCAGGGAAGGCATCGGCGGCAGGCGCGGCTGCTGTGAGAGTAGCGGCGGCGCAGGTCGCAAGTTCAGAAGCGGATGCGGTGGAAGTTGCAGCCACAGATGAACAGAGCATGACATCCAAACAAAGAGCAGCCGCAAATAATCTCTCTGAGAAGGCTGTTAAGATATCTACTGAGCAAGAGTTGATGAAACGGGCAGGATTTCCCACACGTAAAACACGCGCAGGATATACAGGTTTAGATACGGGGGACGAGACTACCGAAAACATAGCGGGTATTGGTGACTTACTAATAACTGAAGAGATGGCAAATCGTCTTGTAGCGATTCTCGGAACAGGAATGGATGACGTTCAGGGGATTCCGATGGATGACATAGCGGCTGAATTAAACTATAATTCAGGGCAGCTAAGGTTGGAGAATGGTAACATGGCAGGAGTTCAGTCAGGTTACACTATGTGGAAAGCAGCTAAAACTGCTAATGTTCTACACCATTTCCCTATAAATGACCGAGCGACAATGGCGTACCAATGGATAGAAGGGCAGGAACTTAAGAACCCCGATAAGCCTACAGGTGAGATAATAGATGAGGCTAAGAATTTAATGCCTCGACCACAGGCAGGACCTAGAGCTGAGGCTGATGATGTAGATGCTCTGTACGAAGAGATGTTGGATGAGCCTTGGTATTCATTGTCTTTCAATAAAGATGTAGCACTCTCCGCTACGATGAGGGAGATGCTAACCACAAGGATGGGTTATCACATGGATGATTCACAAGGCGCACCAAATCTAACACAGAAGCAAGCTATACGTGTAGCAATGCAAGAGTTAAAGGACGCAGGCTTAGAGGTATATGATGATAACGAAGGTGAGAGGTGGGTTATGAACTCTAAGAAGGAAGAGACCTTTATAGGAAAGTTGCCTAAATATGATAATGATGTTTATGACCGTGTTCGACTAGCGGTTGAGGAGTCAGAAGATGAACTATCAACTATGCGGGAAGCGATAGTCGGTGAGGCGTATGACCCTATGGGCTTTATGTCCCTAAGTTCAAACCCTATATTTCATGCCCCCTCTGAAGATTTTGAGGAGAACCCAACGGTACGAGATACACAAGCTAAATTCTTTGGTGATTGGGAAAAGAGATTTAAGGATATGCGCGGGCGTAGAGAAGACCTTAGTGTACTTCACGCTGATTACGAGATGCTGAAAGAAAAGTACCCTGACAATAATCGTCCTATCGGATTCCAAGACCAAGCATATATACAGATGAAGTGGGAGGAAGAGGTAGACAGGATGGCTAGAAAACGCTATGACACTAAATATGACTACGCTCCTACGAGTGAGCAGGAGTTAGAGTTTGATTATGATAGGACAGGTTCCATTGATGGAGACCAAACCGTAGGTCTTTATCTTAACGTAGACTCTCTTCACGGAGAGCCAAGCTACTTTGTAGGTAACATTACTCAGGACAGTAACGGAGAATGGACACCAAAGCCCGTAAGAGTTGATGTGCTAAGAGCTGCGGGTCTCTCTAAGTATGGTAAAGACGGGGAGATTATCTATAGTAATAAGTTCTCTCCTGAAGAGATAATGAAGTCTGAGTGGGGGATGGCTTTGGATATAGCACGGATGGAGGCAGAGAGTAGAGCGAGAGAGACTGTAAAGCACGCAACAAAAGATTGGACTAAATACTAATGGCTGAAGAAAACCCAATAGAAGAAACACTCGCGTCAGAGCCGCAAGACCCTACCCAAGACCCTAAGAAGAAGGTCAAGGGTCTCGGCTCTATGGCGCAATGGGAAGCTGACAAAATGCCTCCGATAGCTCCGCTACCTGTCGCACCTCCTAAGCCTGCTGTACCTATCTTCTCAGCTACGCAGTGGGACTCACAGAACGATATAGTCGATGAGCTTACTCAACTGAATTGGAGACCATCTCGCATTACTGAGGAGCAAGCGGCTGCTGAGCGAAGAGATACGGCGGTACACGAGCAGACTTATGGTTTTCAAGATTGGGTCAGAGATGTAAAAGGTAATACCTTTGGCGGTTCTGTAAAGCGTTGGTTTGATAAAGATGAGCCTCTCGTAGATGAGAGCTTTAAGTGGACACCTGAGCTGTTCTATGAATTAACTCACGATTTACCTGCTAACTTACTTGATGAGTTTGAGGATGTAGTATCTGAGACTGAAGCCCGTTCAATACGCGCAGACATAAATCACAGGATGGGAGTCCACGAAACTTTAGGGCGTAGTGGTGGGTGGGGAACGGTAGGGCAGATGGCTATTGATATGCTTGACCCCGCTTTCCTTGTAGGTCTTGGCTTGGTAGGTACAACAGCAAAGCTGACTATAGGAGCGGCGGCTAAATCGGTTAATTACTTAGGCGCGGCTAACTATGGTAGGAAGCTGATGGCAGCTAACGCCGCTAAAACAGGATACGTTAATGCAGGCTCTCTGTATGCAGGCGGAATCCACATGGCGAAGCATGGCTTAAATTTAGGTACAGGCATGGGCGTTGTAACAGCAGCGCAGGCATATGAGAGTCCTATTATTGGTGATGAAGATATAGTTCCTGCGATGATAGGCGGTGCGGCGTTTGGTAGTTTCTTTGGTGCTTTAGGTATAGGAAAGAGGGCGTTACTTGACCGCGTTCACATCCCAAAGGAGGGGTGGAGAATGAGGAGGAAAGACTATGATGCTTCTAATCTGAAGGGAGACCACAAGACGGTAGTATTAGAAGCGTTGAAAGACCCTAAAGCTAGTCAGGGAAAGGATAATGCGCGTGACCATGTACTATTTGAATATTATCAGGCTGAGCGTTTACTAAAAGAGAAACCTGTTACGGATGCAATTATAGAGGCTAGAGGTAAAGAATATATAGCTACGTTAGAGGCAGAGTCAGTCTCACGGTCAATCAGTAACCACTACCGTAAGACACCTGAAGGTGTGGCAGAGTTCATAATACGTGACATAGGTGGACACGGTACACTTACTCCCAAACAGCGATGGGCTGAAGCCCGTGAAGCATCTCGGAAGCTAGACGAAGCTAATAAGGAAGTAAAACATTGGGAAGGGATAGAGCGTCAGCGAGCTAAAGAGTTAGTGGAAGTGAAAGGTAAGGGGAAGTCTAAGGCTTTAGAGGATGCTATCAAGCATGAAAGAGATGCCCGCGTCCGTGTTAGTGAAGCCAAGCGTAAAGCTCAGGCGGCGGAACGTAGTATTGAGAAGTTTGATATAGAGTTGGATAGTCTTATTAAAAATATAAAATCTAACCCTAAGAAGTACAGTCATAAATTCAAAGATTCCTTCAACCACCAAATGAATGAGTTTGGTAAGAGAGTCAAGGGTGGTTATGCCCCTGAAATACGCACACGTTTACTTGAAATAGGTAAGAGAGAGTATATAACAGACCTTGATTCATTACTTCTAAATCTTACTCAGTTAAAAGAGGCTCGTATCTCTGTACTTAAAGGGCGTAGTAAAGGAAAGCCCGCAGTTAAGAAGGAGTTAAATAGACTCCATGAAATTGAAAAGAAGCTAAGTAAAATTCTAACTAAAGAGCAGGCAGCAGTCGTTAATAAGATAGTTAATAACTCAGCGGCAGTTAAAGGAAGGAGACACCTACACCTTATAGAAGAGAAAGCCAACCTTGAGAAGGCTACACAATCCTACCTTAACCGTGCAGAAGTTAAAGATAGACGCGCACAGAATGAGGCACGTATAAAACTCAACGAGCTAGAGGTAGCAAAGGTGCGTAAGTCAGTCGCACGTAAGGCTCGGAAGAATGCGGAAGCTCGTCGTAAGAAGTTACACCCCTTCGAGGTACAAGACCGCCTCATCCTGTCGAAGTTCAAAGCTCGCATGAAGGCTGATATAGAGGCAGGCAGGCGTGTATCAGAGAAGATGGTAAATGACCCTCTATTTTATGATGTAGTTAAGAATGCCAAGAGTAAGGGGTTGAAGATTGAAACTTTTAGTGAACCTAAATCAAAAGGCATTGACCTACCTGAAAGAGTAGTTGAGGCGTTTGATAAGCTGACTCCGAAGGGAGAGCGTGGCACACACACACCTAAGCCTAACATGGACCCACTAGCGCAGAAGGTTTACGATAGATTACTGAACCCACTATCCCACCTAAATAAAGGTGAGTTGAAAGCGGAGATGAGAGCAAGGAATCTTCAGTATACTAATAACACCACGCCTTCTAAGATGCGTGATATGATTAGAGAAGCTGACCTAGCTGAGATTCATAAGGACTACGACGGTATGGGTAAACTTATAACGCACCTACGAGAGAGTGGATTTGAGTTTAGGACTAAAGGTAAGAGTAGAGAGAAGAGAACTGCACAACTTAAAGAGTATCGGGAAGCTGTCAGAAGCCACCATGAAAAGGTTACTACTGAAGTAGAAGCACCTACCACACCTAAAGCTGAAGTAGAAGCACCTAACACACGCATAGAGGCAAGTGAGATAGGTCCGTCAGGTGCGGTGATACACCCCGAAGCAGGGGTTACGGAGTTAGGGACACCTAAACTTCGCACCATTACTGTTAGAAAGTGGGGGAAAGATGGGTCTTTAGAGGTAGTATGGGAGGGTAAAGTAGACCACAACGGCATAATCCTAGAGGATTTAGCAGGTATAAGACCTACAGGTAAGCCGTCAGGAAGCGGGTCTCCCGCAGGTACTGTACAGTGGGACGCTACTCCTTATAAGATTCCAAAGGTAAAGACAAAAGCTAAGGTTGAAGCTGAAAAACCTAAAGGTCCTGAGATGAAACCTACTGAGCCTGTAAACTTCGTAGAAGGGTTGAACAAAACTCGTGAAGTATATAAAGCACAAGGTAAGAACGTAGACCTTCAGGTATCCGCAGTTACGGAAGCAGAGGCAAGAGCTATAGTAGATGAAGGAGGAACACTCCTCATAACTAAAGACGGAATGATGGGTGGTTACATTAAAGCTGACGGCTATATGGGAGGGCTGTTCAGTCACCCTGACGCAGGAGGTGGAGCTACTAAAGCATTCGTCGCTCAGATACAAAAGTACGGAGGAACACACGCTGAGTCCTACGCTACCTACCTTGAACCACTCTATGCGAAACTTGGTTGGAAGCCTGTAGCTCGTATTAAGTTCAATGTAGAGTATGCCCCTAAAGGTTGGAACGCGAAAGATTCTATACTAAGAGGTAAGCCCGATGTTGTATTCTATAGTTACGAACCTAACATGGCTCACACTGCGGGTAAAGGCAGGCTAGTTAAAGGAGAGAACGCCTATGATGGCGCACTTGCTATCGCTAAAGAGTTGGGGGCGAAGGCTAAAGCCTCCCGCGGAAAAGCTCCTAAAGTTGAAACTAAGGAAGTTAAAGGTCCTGAACCTGAGCCTGTATCTGATGCAGTAGCTATGGGTGGTTTTGATAAAGCCGCAACTATTGTTTGGCAACCTGTCCGTAAGTGGTTTAATAAAGTATCTATGAGCTTTACTGCTGAGGTGGGAACTCTCGAAACACACGGCGCATTGCGTTGGATTGGAGGGAATGTCCTACAAGATTCAATGCCAAAACGTAACCCTGTGACAGGGGCAATGGAGCCTGTGAATATGACTGCTATATCCAAGGCGCACATGGAGACCAATGCCTTGTTCTCTCGTAATGGGGAACTGTACGGTCACGCAGAGAAGGCATGGAAGAAGGCAAACTCTAGCACGTTTGACACAATGATAAACCGTGCAGAAGAACTCTTCGGAGAAGAAGTATCAAAGGTGTTACGTGGTATATACAAGGGTAAAGACCCTAATGTTCTTGCGGCGGCTAAGGCGGCACGGTCTTCCTTAAAGGCTATGGAGAAGAGGTTAGTAGATTCGGGTTTAATAGAAGCTCCTTATAAAGAAGCTAACTACTTCCCCCGTAAAATAAATACAACCAAAGTAATTAAAGCTATAAAAGAATATAAGACTGAGGGGGAGTATGGCTCTAATAAATTAGCTGATGAACTTGTATCCCCCGCTATACTCAAGGCGCACAACGCTAAAGCAGTAGAGTTAAAGCAAGACCTAATGACTGTTGAGGAGTCTCAGTTCCTTGGACGTGCGTGGATGAGTAACATACACAAGCGTGGTACGTCAGTAGATTACCGAAGCAATGGTTTCTTAGGTGAACACTCAGGTCAAACTCTTCGTGATTACCTAGAGTTGATTAAGACTCCTGAGCATCACATTAAAAACATCCTCGATAAGACCCGCTTAAATAGAGAGGCTAAGACCGAGGGATTCAATCACCACCGTCTCTTAATGGATGAGGGTTTCTCAGTAGACATGGTGAACGCTAAAGGTGTAACGAATAGGGTAGCCTTAACAGACTTCTTCGATAACAACACTCACCGAGTAATTCAAACTTATGTGAGGAATGCAAACGGTGCTATTGAGTGGCGTGATATAGGACTAAGGTTCAATGAAATGCGTGGGCTATCCAACAAGGCTAACCCAAACCCTGCATCTACTAAAGATATGTGGGAGTTTATTCAGCGGGACATGGGATTACAAGGTCGCTCGATTAACGAGATAACGAAAGCGGAGTCAGCACTACAACGTATGGAAGCGGCTGTTCGTGGTCGTGCGTTTGGTAAGCAGGGAGAGCTTACAACTCTATCCCGTGTTCTTCAGAAAATATCAGGAGCCGTCTATGGTGGTAGTTTTGGTATTGCAGGCGTTGCTGAGTTGGGACAACCCCTAGCTCACTCATCTATTAAAGCATGGGCGGCACACCTTGGAGACCTTGGACCTATTATAAGAGCCTACTCACGAGGCGAAGTACCTAAAGGATTACAGCGAGAAATCGCAACGCTTACAGGTGTAGGCACAGATGGTAAGGCTTTCCGTCAAGTTGCTACTATGTTTGAGCATTACCCGATGGGTAAATCAGAACATATGTCTGCATTTGAAAACTTTGCAGGTAACGCTCAGCAGAAGGTACTTACGTATGGTGGTCTAATTCCACTTGATGCTATTCAGCGTCAATACACCGCTTCCTTGTTTGTACAGCATCTACTTAACTCATCTCTTTCAGGTAAAGCTCCCTATAACCCAAGACGACTAGCGGCGATAGGACTAACTACTGCGGAGTCTGAAGTGATTATGAGTATGTTGAAGAAACACGCATCCTATAGTGGCGGCTTACACAAGCTACGTCTTATGAATATAGATAAATGGGAAGGTGCAGAAGGTCAGGCAGCAGGTCACTCACTACGGAACGCTATCTACCTACATACTCAGAAAGTAATCCACCAATCACATGAAGGTAACATTCCTCATTGGGCGCAGAACCCTTTAATGAGAACATTGTTTCAGTTTAGATTCTTTGGCATGGGTTCTTTAGAAACTCAGTTGATGGCTAACCTACACGCAAGAGACAGACGCGGAGTAGGTAGCTTTATGATGAATACCTTTTTCGGTATGATAAGTTTCATGGGTATCATGGGTAATAAGTATGGTCACGACCCTGAGAAGTTAGCTGAGTACATGACGATGGAGGAGTTAGCGAAGGGAGCGATTGCCCGCTCAGGTTGGTATGCAAATACGGGCGGTGTTGTAGATGATATAATGACTGTCGCAGGCTTGGAGCCTCTGAATCCGTACCGTCGTGGACGTGGTATGAGTACAGGATTAAACTTTGATAACACACCTGTTGGTTCTCTACTACTTTCACCGCCTAAGCTGTTGCAGAACCTCATTGCAGGGGACGCATTCACAGAGGAGAACGGTAGAGTAGCCCGTCGTATAGCGTTTGCTCAGAACGTACCTTTAGTATCCTCTGTGTACGGTAAGATGATTGATATGATGCCTGAGAAAGAAGAAGAATAATGACAACTAACGACAGAGATATACTCGTAGCTATCGGCAGACTTGAGGGCAAGATGGATGCTTTGATAGCAATCACCAATGCCCACAACGATATGATTCAGAAGCATGATGAACGCCTACGTGAACTAGAGAACTCCCGCTCTGCCCTGATAGGTGCAGTAGCTATACTATCCACAGCAATCAGTGCCGCTGTTGCTTATCTATCTCGCTAATGCCTTACGATAGACACAACGAAGTTAAGTTACAGCGTCAGATTATGGACAACAGGTCTAAGTTGGACGCAAACAAAATCTTTTTAGATGCTAATGAGATTCTATTCACAGGAGTAGATGCTGAGTTTACAGGTACGGTAACTGCCACTGACTTCATCGGACCACTCAACGGTCCTATACGGTTTGAAGCTAAAAACCGTTCAGGCGCTGATATTACCGAGGGTCAGGCGATATACATCTCAGGAATATCAGGTAACACACCTGAAGTAGGTTTAGCAGATGCTAGTAATGCCGCCACTATGCCCGCCTTTGGTCTAGCGGCAACGGATGCGGCTGATAATAACAACCTAGATATAGTAACCTTCGGTAGCCTTAAAGGATTAAAGACTGACTATGCGGGTTGGGCTTTAGGTGATACGTTATATATATCTTCTACAACAGCGGGAGCTTTAACCAATGTAGCACACGGTGGAGAAGCTAATCTAATTCAAAACATAGGTTATGTTGAGCGATTGCACAGCTCTAACGGTACTATCAAAGTAGGTGGTGCGGGACGCACGAACGCTACACCGAACTTAGATGACGGTCATGTATTCATCGGCGATAGTAGTAACCAAGTAGAGGCTAGAGATTTAGTTATAGCGGATACTACAGGACTACAGGCGGCTTTAGATGCTAAGAACTCATACCCTTCTGCTGATTCAGCTAAGGTAGGGTTCCTCACTATTACACAAGCTGTAGACCTAGACACTATTGAGTCTAACGTAGCTACTAATAACGCTAAAGTAACCTACCCATCCGCAGACGCCGCCGCTGTTGCCGCACTGCCTGTTGGATTATCAGGGTACGAAGCTCGCATCACTTCGCTAGAAGCTAAGATGGAGTTCATCCCTAAAGCGTTTGGTCGCTTTACTACAGAAGCTACACCATCGTTGTTTGCTACTAGCTATAACGTAGCGTCAGTATCGAGAGCAGCTACAGGACTTTACTCTGTCGTTATTGATACCGACATGACCACAGCAAACTACACTGTTATAGCAACGGTGGATGAGTCTAGTTCTATAGAAATGGTTGCTATGACAAGTACCCACGCCACCACAGGTTTCAACATAGCCCTCCGCGACAATGGTTCTAACCTTTCAGATGCTTCTGAGTCGGTAAGCTTTGTGGTCTTCGAGAACAACACATAATGTATAAAAACCTACGCCTCTATATTCTATTACTCTTTATGTTCCCTATAGCCTGTGCGCTTGCTCCTTTAGAAGCAGGACTTATCGGCGTAGTAGCAGGTACCACTACCACATTACTGTTGGATAGTGACCCTGATATTATCGTGGGGGATGGGGCAACTGTAGTTCAAGAGCAAGTTGATAATGCCTATGGACTACTCGCCGTGCTTATCGACAACGCTTGGTCGGTGGCTTTGGTCTGCCTTTTGCTTTGGTTGCTTCCCAATCCGTCTGCCTTACGGAAGCTACTGACGAATCGAAAGAAGTCTTCTTAGGTGTAGATGTAGGAACAAACATAAGGTAATCCGTAAGCTGTGGATTATCAATGAGGACCTGATAGAGTACTTGGCTCAGGATATATACTTCCTGATGCGTCATCTCTAGGTACAGGAAGTCATCAATCGCATGGACTAACTCGTGCATAACCGTGACCCTCTCCTGAACAGGTTCACAGTCGCTATTAAGAGTGATGGTCATATCATTGGGGTCCCACACGCCGTAGACTTCCTCTTCAGGGTCTACGGACTTACTGCTAGAAACAATCAAGGGTATTGATACACCGAGAAGACGTATGTGTTCAGGTCTATTCATCTTCAGGACTCCATAGGTTTGTAGTATCTGTCTTAAAGTCGTACTCCTCACCTCGCAAGATGCGGGCAACTTGAGCCTGTACTAGAGCATCATCATAAGAGATGCCCTTCTGTGCGAAGGCTTCCAATACAGCTACCCACATATCTTTAGGAGGTACGTCAAGTATCTTCGCGGCTGTCTTAGGTCCAATGGAAGGGCATCCCTTGTAGCCATCGGTAGAGTCACCGCATAAGGTTTGGTACATATGGTTGTAGTGTGCTTCATCTTCTGTTACTTCTACTATACCATCTTCAGGGTAGTTGGGGTTGTAATGTAAGCCTGAAACTGTGCGTAAGTCTTTGTCGATTGACACCATGATACCCTCATTAGAGAGGAGACCTAGCAGGTCATCAGCTTCTAGTCTATCAACAGTCATAGATTCGTAGGTCTTCTTCGCCCACTCCTTCAAAGGCTTTAGCACTAGAGGCTTACGGTTCTTCTTACGGTTAGCTTTGTAGGTAGGTAGTAACTCCTTGCGGAAGTTATCGTTACCTGAGAAGCATAGCAATATAGGGAAGTCATCGGGGAACTCTGCCCTGATAGCTTCAATCTCTTGTTCAAAGATTTCCTTTGCTGTGCCTATGTCTGAGTGGAGAGTCCATAGGTCATCTCCCCAATCAGTCTCTATCTCAGAGGCGAAGGATGCTTTATAGAGAGGCACATCGGCATCTATAATTAGTAGTGGTAAGTTATCTTGCATTGTTTCTAATGGTTAGCATCAAGACTTAGGTGAGTCCTCTTGAAAGTCCTTCCACGATTGTAGTCGTTCTTCAGGTGTCATATCTGACATCCTTTCAATCCATTTGTAGTAACCCCAATGGTGGTCACGCATCTTGGCAGGCTTATCTGCAAGCCTCTCATCGTACTCTTCACGGGTTTCATTAACAGGGGAAGGCTTCCAATCAGGGTTGAACGCCCAATCTTTAGCTTGTTGCTCGTTTGTAATTTCTTCAGGGTAAAACATAATTATATTATAGTGTGGTTGTAATGGTTGTCAAGGATATTATTAACATTCGATGTCACTCATCCTTTCCATGAATCGTTGGTCTTCAAGGTGTATATGGTATGCCATGTGTAGCGCATCCACAGTTTCCTTTAGTTCATCTACGTTTATGATTGCGTCACCCTCTGCACCCTTGACGATGACATCTCCGTCAGCGTAGAGTGCGAACTGTACCTCATCATATTGGTCAGGTGCAGAAGGGTAACAATAAGTCTCGGTCTCTATTGTCTTGATTGGTTTCATTGTGTTAGTGGGTTTCAGCCCAATTGTTTCCTAGTTTATACTCACCGTCCATCGGACAATGAATGTTGAATTGTTTCCCTGCGTGTATCATTGCTGATACTGCAAGTTGTCCGACTCGTTCTGCTTGAGATTCTATAACCTCTAGCTGTACCTCGTCGTGGACATGGAGTACTAGTTTAGCATCTAATCCCTCCGTGTCAATAGCTTTCATTAGATTAACTGTAGCTTGCTTCATCAGGATAGCTCCTGTTGATTGCATCAGTAGGTTCAGAGCTGAGTGTTCAGAGCGTACAGGTAACTTCCTGCCGTCTAGCCCACGCAACCACCCTCTCTTGTTAGCCACACCCTTCACCTCTTTGATGAGAGAGCCAAGGGCAGGGATAGACTTGAGGAATCTACCTCGTAAGGCACGACCTGCCCCCTCACCACGCTCTACTATCTCACCTATCTTTGCATTACCTGCCCCGTAGAGGAAGGCGTAGATGAAAGTCTTAGCTTGGTCACGGGTATCTAATCCTGCCGCCCATTGGTTGAGTGTATGTATGTCACCTGATAGTATCTCATTAACATACTCACCATCATCCCAATCGTGCATATAGTGAGCGAGACAGCGTAGCTCTAAGCCACTCATGTCTGCACCTACCATCTTGTATCCCTCACGGACGTTGAAGATAGAGCGACACGCCTCACCGAACTCAGCCCGTACCGCAGGTACTTGACTCATGTTAGGTGTGCTATGTGTACATCTACCTGATAGCGCACCGTTGTGATTGATGCGCCCATGTATCCTACCATCCTTCTCTAACTTGAGCCATGCGTTATCACCCTCAGCTACCTGACCTATGCGCTTGCATAGCATCATGTATCTAGCTATCAACTCAGCTTCAGGATAGTCTAGCCCGTTCAGTATATCCTCATCGACACGGGGCTTACCTGTAGGGGAGAACTCAGTAGGTATCCAATCATGTTTGATTATGAATGCCTCAGCTATCTGCTGTCTGCTGTTGGGGTTGAAGTGTTTCTCCTTAGTCTTGAGAGGACCTTTAGTCAGGGCTTGCCTGATGTTGTAAGGAGCATCGGACTTGACCCGATACTTATTACCCTCAGCATCTAACCAATAGGCTACGGTCTTAGTGTCTACCGTGACGGGAGGAAACACCTTTGCAATTTCCTTCAACACTATATCCTTCTCGGTGAGGAGGTCAGCGTATAGTTTAGCGCAGGCTTCGGTATCGAAACCCACACCATTACTCTCCATCTTCAGTAGAGCAGAAGCAAACTCATGCTCTAGTACGATGCTACGGTTGCTCATCTCTAAGTCATTGAGCTTACTCGCTAGGTGTAAGGTTACGATTGTATCTTGTACGCAGTAATCGCCCATGTCTAGCGAATATGCCGTCCAATCAGTATCCTCGTGGCTGAAGTCTCCCTTCAAGGAGTCTAGCCTGTAGCCCCACGCCTTGAGAGCGTGTGACCCACGATACTGTTTAGGTATCTTCTCAGCTAGGTAGTCTATATCCATCAGGTTCGGGTAAGCTAGACGAGACATAACTAAGGTATCCCGCACCCTAGCTTGCGTCTGCCAAGCAGGGTATATCTTCTTTATAGCAGGCAGGTCAAAGCCTAGTATGTTGTGACCTACGATACACTCAGCGTTAGCTAGGTGGTGTAGTGCCATTGGTACATCATCCTGTGCGAACAGAGATGTGTCACCGTTTGGTGTGGTTAGAGCGATGCAGTGTATCTTAGTACACTCATCTAGTAATCCATCAGTCTCCATATCGAAGATGAAGGTGTCGTTTGTTTGTTCTTTTAATTGTCCCATTGTTTCTATTAGGTCAGGTCTTGGTTTGTTGAATGCCATCAAGTCCATCTTGTATGACGGACGGAACGGCTGTGCGTTTTCGCGTGGATGTAGGTTAATCTTTTCCATAGGTCTTGTAGTGTAAGAGAGACTATCTTGCATACATCGCTTGCTCTCTAGCTACATGAGATATGGAGTCAGTCTCTTTAAGTCTACCTGTTTCTTTAGAGTAACGCAAGGTACAGTTCACACCTGTCTCCCCTGAGTATCTATTCTTCAGAACTCTAACGGTAGTTACATCAGCTTCATCTTCAGCTTGTTGGTCTCTCTCGAATCCAAGAACTAAATCTGATAGCTGACCTAGCGACGCGCTACCTCTTAGCTGTGCCAAGCTAGTCTTCGCTCCCTCTTCGTGAGCCTTACCTTCAGGTCGCTTGAGGTGTGATACTAGGATGAGTGCTATACCTACCTCTTCTACAAGAGAGCGTAGCTTAGTCATAATATTATCAATGCGCCTACGCTCATCGCCATCTTCATACCCTGATACCATGATAGATATGTGGTCAAGGAATACATACTCTACATCGAGAGCCTTCACCATGTATCTTATCTTGCCTAGTAGGTGGTCGGAGTCCATCGAACCGAAGTGGTCATACAGTACACAGTTACCTGTCCCCATCGTAGCTTGGAACGCATCATGTAGTTGCTCCATCCCTACATCAGTACCATGTATATGAATAGGTAGGTTGAGTGAGATACCCATGATACCCTTAGCAGTACGCGCCACGCTTTCTTCGAGTGCGATGTAGCCCACCTTCTTGTCATTGATTATCAGGTGGTGTGCTATCTCTCGGCAGATGCTAGACTTGCCTATGCCTGTGCCTGATGTGAGTGTGACTAGCTCACCCTTGCGGATGCCGTAAGTCTTATCGTTCATCCCTGCCCATGGATATGGGAAGGATTCTGAATCGTCCACCTCTGACACCTGTTCCCATAGGTCTTCACCTAAGACAACACCATCAGGTCTGAAAGGTTTAGCACCCCATTGGGCTGACACTATCTCACTACCTCGACCTGCCACTAACATCTCGTTAGCGTCCTTCAAGGGTAGCGTAGCTATCTTAGCCTTACCAACTGAGAGCATGAGGCTACACTTCTCCGCCGCCGCTCGACCTGCCTCATCGTTATCGAACATGAACACTACAGATTCAAATGTCTCTAGCCACTCAAGGCTACGAGCCACAGCTTTATGCGCACCCTGCGCACCGTTAGGTACGGACACGGTAGCCCACTTGTTGCCTGTCTGTTGGCTGACTGATAGAGCATCTATCTCTCCCTCAGTTACGGTGACCATCTTGCCACCGCTTCGCCATAGGTGTTCACCATACAGCCCCATCTTCTTGGAGTTGCCTAGTATCTGAAAGGATTTGTCAGGCATCCGTAGCTTCTGTGCTATCGGTACACCTGCATCGTTACGGTACGTCGCTACCTGCATAGGCTTACCATGATGTAGTGTTACACCATAGTCCCATTTCTTACAGGTCTCTTCGTTTAGCCCACGGTTAGGTATGGCTTGGTACTCTCTGTCTATTAAAGACTTAGAGACTTCGGGTTGCTTCTCGGAAGCTACTCCTGATTCTTGCTCGTGGTAACTACAGCTAAAGCAGTAGCCATGCCCGTCATCATATCTTGCAAGAGCGTCTGAGGATTCGCAACTTGGGCAGGCTTCATGTCCTGTAAAGTTACTGTCTGAATCAAGACGTGAGTTGTTGGTGTTGTTGTTGTCCATCGTTTTGTTTCTATTGATGCTATGATTCTCTTATCGTCCTCGATTACCCCATGCGTTTGAAGCGCATCCCATAGAGCCTTGTTGTAATTGTCAAGGTCAGGGTTAGGGTAGTCGAGTTTCGTAGTCTTCGGTCTTTGCACTTCAAAGATTTGTGCAATGAGTAGAGAACTATTAAGAGGTAATATACCTTCAGCCTTTGCTTCCGTGATTGCTTGCGCTATAGGTACATGGATGTTCTTTCGATACTCCGTGTATTTCTTCCCATAGTAAACTCCCCACTTAGTAACGCGGGGTCTGCTCGCAGGAACAACGTCTTGTTTAAGCTGAAGGTATAACATTAGAAGTTGAAGCTATCGCCTCCTTCTACTTTAGTGAATCCCTCAGTACTTGCAGGTACTGTGGTCTTCGCTGTTCCTTCTACCGCCTCGAAGTCATCAGCCGATGCGTCGTTGCCGTAGTAGTTAGCGTCGATAATCTGAGCTGATACAATCTCAAACGTCACACCAACTTTAGGTGCGCCGTAAGGTTTCATAAGCACAGACAATCTCATCTTCGTTCCCTTACCAATGCTACCTTCAGGTGTGAATGGCTGACCATCCGCACCGAACAACACAGGTGGTTTGTTATCCCACGATGTGCCATCCTTTCTAGTACCACCGACCTTACGCTTACACTTGATGACGAGCTGACCCGTTGGGTTTCCTTCTTCATCGGTGTGTTCCTTAATTGGAATAGGGTTCGTTGGCTTGGTTGCACCGAAGTGCGAGCGAGTCTCTTCGTAGAATTTCTTAACTGAATCCGCAAAGGATTTAGCATCGTCTTTCTCTACAATCAAATCGACATACCACTGAGGGTCGAACTTGGTATCGGGGTTATCGGGGTTGATGGCACACCATGAAGACATACCAATTGGAGTTACAATTTTTTGGGATTTAACCATGTTAGTTACTATTATTTTCCTAGCCTATTTTCTAATGAAAGAAGTATAAGGACTTATTTAGTTTAGTGATGTCTAACATTCCTGTTGAAGGGAAAGCTAAACGTTTGTTATGGTCATCAGGATATGATTGCCTGATGTCCTTGTCAAATGAAATCAGGAGATTCTTTTGAAATGTATCAATCGCTACATCTCGCAACCCCTCAGCTAGGGCAGGCGCATCGCAAGCGTGTGTCGCAAACGAGTCATGCACCATAGCTAAGGAGAAGATACCCTTCGACTTCATAAGATTAGTTGTCGTGAGCATGATGCTCGCGTCAAGTGAGTGGATGTAGTTAGGCACGATAGCCTTGAAGTTATTCCTCTTCGATAAGTTATCTAGTGGGTCACGGAAGTATGCTTCCTTCCTTATCTTCGAGCCTATAGCTGTGACTACACGCCGTCTGATTGTCTGCCTGTATCCTTGATGCACTCTCAATCCTATCGGTGTCATCCACGACACCTCGTTGTTAGCTGTGATGGCAGGTCTTATCTTTCCTTTCACCCATGCCATCAGCTCCATTGCTCTTGGCATCATCTCGTTAATAACCTCCCATGTTTCAGAGGCTAGTCGTGCGCTGTAGTCTCGCAACCTACCACCGAACTGTAGGTCTTCACCCTCAAGGTGACGTTGGTATAGAGTCTCTTGGAATAGTTGCACCATCGTGTAGTAACTTGCACCATACGGTACGCTCATCACCACCTTCTTCATCAACGCTCTGTCTATACCATACCTTAACAATCGTAAGTTATGTTTGTCGGGGTTAGACTTCAGCCGTCGAGTCACCTCGTTAGCTACGTCTTGGTAGATGTCGGCAGGTGTACGTTGTGGTACACAGTTAGTTGCGCTACCTATCTGTTCATCTCTTAACAAGAGCGACATAATTTGTAGCCCGTTATTACTTCCGTCCATCGCACAAGGTATGTGTGATGAGAAGTTAGGATTCTCTAGCCACTCAGCAAACTCAAAGCACCACGCTAAGAATTGGAAAGGCTTGTCTGCCTCAGCCCAATGCAGTTGGTTCATCGGGTCAGATGCGCTCGACTTACATAGCAGTTGCATCGCTAGTATCTTCTCGACTCTCTTACCTAGCGTACCCTTGATACCAAACAGGTTCGCACCATGTATAAGAAACCATTTGCTACCCTCGTCCTTAAAGGGTTTACCCTCAGCGAAGTGCATCAATCCTTTAGCTATGTCATCACCTTGTGGGTTGAATACCTTTGGTATCGGGTACGCCCTGCCCCTGAAGTCTAAGCTGTGAGGAAAGTATATTGAATCTTCCCCTGAAAATTTCTCTGCTATTTTTAGACACTCGTTCAGCCTGAACCTACGCCCCACGTTCAAGTTGTTAGTTGCCCTCACTCGCTGTACATCTCGGAAGTGCCGTCGCTTCTCGTTAGCTGTGCAGTCGGGGTTGTACTTAGGTTCATCTAGGAAGTTGCAATTAGGTAGCCCTGCTATCGTAGCTTCTGATTCCCACAGTTCCTTCATCACCTTGAGTAGCTTAGTGTTCACCTTCCACGGCGTAGCCTGTAGTGTGTTCACCGCATCGAACACGGCAGGGCAGTCATCGTAGGTTAGGTTCTCATAATGGTTACCTTCCTTCGAGTTAATGAAACCCTTAGTCTGAAACTCGTGTAGCTTGTATCCACCTGTGTAGTTGTCCACCCAAGATTCAGGTGGTTCAATCATAGGCTCATACATTACACCACGCAGTCCATCTTGTCTATAGCTTTCCTCTAGCCATTCCTTCATGGCAGGTGTTGGTGCTACCAAGCCAATGCGCTTACCGTTCATCACCTTGTGGTATAACATTATCATACCTGTATGTTTCTCCATCAGCATGAGTGCCGTCATACCTATAGCGATTAAGTCTTTACGTTCCCACCACTTGTTGATGATGCCCCGTGTTCTCATCTCCTTAAGTATGTCCTTCTCTTTCTCCTGCCAATTCTTATGGTGACTCTCTATCATTTTAGTTTGGAAGATACCACGATGTTCTTCCTTAAACTTTTGCAGTTGATACTCTAACTGTATCGCTCTGCCTATAGCACCTGCGAGTGCCGTGCGCTTACGCTTACGACTAATACCATCGAGTACCGCCCTTGCTATCACCGTGGCTGTAAGCTCAGGCGTAAGCAGTCTGAAGAAAGGCTTAACTTTCTTGCCTACCCCTGCACCCTCACCGTCAAGCCAATCAATGATACCTAAAGACAGAGGTACGATTGCTCTTGATAGCGCGATGCTACCTGTTGCAGTCGTAGTCTCTTGCTCTTTAGCTACACGTTTAGCGTTGCGCTTCGTGCGTCGAGAAGCACCCGTGATGAGTGCTTCCCGTTCTTGTTCCGTTTGCTTAGACATTTGATGTGTTCCAAACATGAGCAATCTCTGTGCGCATCATGCGTCCTAACGTCGATAGCTGTACTAGCTTGCGACGCTTATCCGCAGGGTCGATGACACATTGAATTAAACCTGCACACTCACCTCCTCGTGGGTGGTCATCATCACTACCAAGCAATCGCAGGTAGCGTATGATTGAGCCGTGCGAAACTCCCACCATATCCATCAGCTCTTTAACAAGCAAAGGGTTAGGGTCGTGTTCCATAACGTGCAGTAGTAGCGAGACACCTTGAGTCTCCAAGTCTCCACCCGAGTACCGACGTATGATGTCGAAGGTCTTAGTTAGATTCTGCATCATTACTCTGCCCCCATGAGTGCTACCACTCGCTCGGCATACTCGATTGTATGGATACGATTCCTACCGTTCCAACCACCGTGATGTATCCTTGCTAGGTCATAGAAGTTCTTCTCTCGCCATGCCTTGTTAGCATAGCGTCGGAAGTATCCCTGCATTATCAGCTTAGAGTATTCTTCGAGTGAGCATGAGTCATGCGTTCCCCCGATACTTATATACTCCATACTGTCTAACCAATAAGCATAAGTTATTTGGTGCATACCAATTTCTCCACTTGAGCCGACAGCTAGTGGGTCACCTTCACTTTCTACCTGTGCAATAGCATGATAGAAGTCATCGAGTGTTGGCTCATGTTCTGTTAAGTTGTGATAGCTTATCCATGTGAGTAAGCCGAGAGCGATAGCTACAAGTATGTAGCCTACTGTTAGTTCTTGTTTCTGTTCCATTTTTAATCTCCTTGTTTAGAGTGTTTGAAAGGTATGGCAACCTTCGTTAAGTTTGTTTGTATCGAGCCATCAAGTTTTGCAACTAATAGCCAATGCTTTTCGCACAAAGAATATGTGCCGTCCTTGCGGTCAGCGACGCTGATAAAATCACCGACCAACCTGCAACGCTTGTAGCTACACTTCACGATGCGTTCTCCTGTCGTGCTAAGACTTGAGCATACAGTTGGCTTGGTGTTAGACCACATAGCTGTACGATAGCTAGTGAGAACCCATCATCAAGCATACCCTGCATAGTATTCTGACGTGGGTTCTTATCCTCAGCCATAGCTGTAATAAGTTCGCACCACATCTGTAGCAATGTGTCCTTGTCGGGGTTAGCCTTGAAGTCTTGGAAGGTGTTAGTCATAGATGTCCTCCTCCTCCAATGTTGATGCTTCGTAGTAGCAAGACTCCTCGATATACTCCTCCTCACTATACTCCCAATGATTATCATTGTATAAGAAGCTAGAGAAGTTAGCATCTTTATGCTCTGCGACTAACTTTATCTGTTCTTCAGCATCTAATTCTTCGATGCGTTCAGCTTCAGCCAAGCACTCATCTCTTGTTCCCTTGACTGTGATAGTTTCCTGCCTAGACCAAGTGACCTTGCGCTCGACGTTGATTGTTATTTCTAACTCTTGTTGTGTTTCTGTGTTTGACATATTAACTCCTGTCTTCCGACGGTTAGTGTAAGAGAGATGTCGCTCTCGTGGTTTGTTTGTTGTAGTATCTTAACAAGTAACTTAATCTTTGTCAAGAAGAAAAGACATAAAAAGAATTACTAAATAGTTCTTGATTATCTTCAAGGCATCTTTACGATGGGGTTCGTGGTGGCTTTTACCAAGAGGAAGAAGGGTAAGTGAAAGACCTACCCTTCGGTTCTCTTTAGAGCATACCCTCCACAGCTTCCTGTACTTTGTCGAGTAGTTCACCTTTGCATTGGTGACCACCTCCCATTCGTATATCCTCTACGGAATCTACACATGGTAGCTCGTTGAAGTCGTACGTTGAGCCGTAGCTGTTAGTCGTTATCACCGACTCGACACACTCCAAGATGAAATCTTCTTCATGTATGTTGGTGTCCTTGAATGCTTCCTTCAATGCTTTGAGTAGTTCGTCCATTAGTTAATACCTCCCTTACCTATCACCACCTCTGAGTATTGTGAATACTTAGTGGTCGTAATCTCTACCACTCTGAGGAAAGAGTTATTTATGTTTAGTTCCTCTGAGTTCAGCAACTCAATAAGGTCTGCTAGTATCTGTGTCTCTGACTCACCACTAGAAAGTGGCTTCCAAGTAGTCACGCCGTCCTCTACATCGTCGTAGTTATAGACTTCTAATTGATACATTGTTCCTATGGTTCGTGCCATTACTCCACCTCCAATGCTTTGTAGGCTTTACGCCCTTCGCTCTCAGCTTCATTGATAGCTATCGCCATTATATGTGCCGACCTGTAAGCATCTCGTAAGGCTATCCCTTCTGCACCTGTGAAGATTAACATCACACCTGCAAGAGTCTCTTGGAATCGCTCGACTTCTTCAACTAAACAATCAGCACTTACAATTTTAATCTTAAAGTTTTTAGCAAGTCTTTCCTCTAGGTACTCATAGCTAGTTTCGTAATTAGCTACGTCGTAGGGTATCTTAACTTCTACTACTTGCTTAAAAGAACCTATGAACCCTTGAGTTTCGTTCTGTCTTTCGACTTCAGCCACCATTGATTCACGAAGACCTTTATATCTTTCGCCTTCCTCGAAGAATTCCTCCCAAGTAAAGGCGCAGTTCTGCTTAACATACTCAGCTATGTAGTCCGACTCCTTCTTTGCTTCGGCTTTCTTCGCATCATCGCGTTCAGCCTTCGCCTTCGCTATGTCTTGTAGCTTGTCTGCTCTAACCAAGAAAGCTCGTAGCTTCTTCGGTGTTGCATGGTCTGTACATCGTATGAGTTTACCATCACACTCTAGTGTAAGGGAAGTTACATAGCTTCGGTAAGCATTGGGGTCAGCAACAGCATAGCTTTGCATTATCGTAGCATACCCCTCTTTCTTGAAGTATCGGTGATACCTAGCAGGGTGCGCTTCCTCGATACTACAGTCGGTAGTCCAACCGTCTGCTACTAGCGTGTCGTGAATGGCAGTAGCTATCGCTTCTACCCTGATTGTTTCTGATTGTGTCATTTGTTTATCTCCTGCCTTACGGCGGTTAGTGAATAGGAAGTTACGTTCTCCCTTAAAAGTGTGAGAGCTAAGCTTAGCCTAGCCCTCGTTGTTTGTCAAGACATTTATCTTGTTTATTTTTCTTAGTGTTATAACCTCCTTTACTGTAGATTTATATTAGATACTAATATGCCCCATACGGAGTCCACTATTTGGTCACGCGCTATAAAGAAATCCTCCTTTATATCCTCCCAATGCGGAGTGCCTACTTCCTCGTCCCACTCCTTCCCATTAAGTTTAGTTAAAGACTTAGACATTATGCTGAATAGCATATCATCTATGAGTATATGGAGTTTGTCGTGTAGGTCTTGTGCGGAGTCTCGCATTATAATGCCCCCTCTTTCAGTAGGTTCAAGTGTATCTCTACCACTTGGTCGATGGTGTAGTCCGTACTATACTTACCCTTACCTCGACCACAATCGTAGTGGTATACTATACCTCTAGATACTAGCTTCTCCATGCGACGCTTCGCCTTAGCCCATGAGTTAGGCTTGTAGAATTTAGATTGACAGAATCCTATTCGTATCAATTGTTCCTCGTGTTCTGCGTTGTACTGTCGTGGCATTACACTACCCCCTCTAGCTTCATTTTCCATGCGCCCTCTACTAGGTACGCTAAATCCTCCTTACTTATACGCTCGATGCCTTGCTCTACATCATCGTCCATAAAGTTTATGAAGTCTTGCACACTAAAGTATGCCGTAGCATATTGAGTTTGTGCGTCCGTCCAATTGCCATTGTATGCGTTCTCGCATATCTCTAGATAATCCGTATGTGTTCTGTATTGTTTGATTGTGTTGTTGTATGTTGTATAGCCTTACCGTGCTAAAGTGTTAAGTGTTGAGAGCTAAGTATAACCTAGCCCCCTTTAGTTGTCAAGACATTTATCTTGTTTATTTTATGCTTCCCCCTTTAAGTATTCTAATATCTCAATCTCGGCGCGCAAGTTGCTAGTCTTTCGCTTAGCCATGTAATAATCCCCCTCATCGAGGTAGTATTGTAGCCACTCCATGAGGTCTTTAATGTGGGCTTCTAATCTTTTAATTTTTTGTGCTGTTGTTTCCATGTTTGTTCCCCCTATAAGTTGCGGAAGTTGGCACTCCCTTAGTTTATTAAAAGTTGGGGGGCATATCATACCCCCCTTAGTTTGTCAAGTGTTATTTTATGCTTCACCTCCTTGTGCTAGGATAAACTCGGTAGCTTTCTTAGCCTTAGTCGATGCTTGTAGTAACATCTTTGGCTGTTCCTTGAACTTAGCCACCCACCCTTTGAGGTAGCTTGCGCTGTTCTCCCTCGTGTCGGTTATCCCTACATGGTGGCAGAGGAAACACGCGGTGAACTCGGCTACTAATTCTTCCTTACTATACTTGTGGCTTCCAAAGCCGTTCCAAGCTGTTATACCTTCACGACTTAGCCTTGACTCATGCCCTGTACTATGCCCCATCTCGTGAAAGGCTACACTATAATACTTGCTACTTTCTGAGAATTGTTTTCGTTCGGGTAGCACTACTAAGTCTTTGGCAGGCATATAGTATGCTTCATTTCCGCCGTGCCTTAGAGTTGGTGTACCCTTGCCCTCGAAGTAATTATCCATAACCCCTTGTGCTTGTTCTAGTGGTGGTGTTAAAGTCTCATCAGGCTCATCAGTTACTACCCACTTATCAGGCACTCCATTTGGAAAGGTTACCAAGTCCATGTTCACTACATTACTTGTTTTCTGAAACCATATTTCCTTTGGCTTGCCTGTTCGCTTATCGATTTCTTTAAGTTTAATCATACTCCAATAGGTTACCGTCTCGACGTTAGCCTTGAAGGTATCCCATTCGATTATGCCGTCGTTAGCTTTAATAGCTTTCCATGTACCCCACAGATTCGACGTGTAGCCGTGCATCATTCGTGCCATGCTTAACCACAGTATGTTCATACCGTTATATTGCTTGCCACTCGACATACTTGTCGGCTCATTTATACCACCGACATTCTTCCATGTTTTTATGAAAGGTGCTAACCCCTTATCTTCAATCAACTTGATTGTCAAGTCGGTTACCTTTTGATAAGGGCATTCTTTTTTCTTCTTGGCTTTTGCCATTAGTTTAACTCCTTTCCTAAGCGTAAACAAACCGTTAGGATATACACCGCACCCCATCTTTCGTGAGCCTTGAGTGCTTCAGTAGAATCTATACCGTATTCAACTTCAGCTTTCTTAAACTTATCCCAAAGGGTATTATTTTCTCTGACTATTCTTTTTATTATGTCTTTCTTAAGCATTCTAATTTGTATTTTTTATCGCCTTACCGTGCGTTTAGATTAGACGATAGACCATCGCCAAAGGTTGATTTGGTGGGGTGTTTTGTTCATTGGTACACCCCTAAGACCTTTTACCTACTAACAAATAGTTAGCCCCATTCCCACCTTATCCCTTTCGAGATTGTTCACAGCTAGTACCCTTATCAATTATTGGAAAACGTCTTAGGGTGAACACTGTTCTAGCCCTTTATAGAGTGGATTTCCTTTTGCTAAAAACCTCATGCATTGTTCAGCATTTGATGTTCAGTAGTAGCAGGTGGATAGCGCAGAATTTTACTTGCGCTTTTTTAATCTCCTCACACCGTCTTTTAGTCTTGCTTAAGTCCTTTGGGATACCCCTAGCTTATTCTCACAAATCCTGCAACGGATTTCACGTGATTTCGATTTCAACCTTATTGTAAATGAGCACCCTTCCACTCAGGGCTACCCTCATCTTGCCTATTATCCGTGCTACCAACTTGGTGCTGAAGGCATCTTCAACTAGTGGTCTAGCAGGGTCCGAAATCTCACCTTGGCGGTTATCGAAATCAGGGGCAGAGAAAAGAGCAGGGGGGTTGTCGGTTAGGACTCTGTCATTATAAGAAATCCGCTTGACGTATAATGGCTATTTGACTTTTCTTTTTGGATATTATGCTCAACGTGCGTAACTCCTTTGTTTACCTACACTTAAGAATTTAAAATAATCTTGGATTTCTTTAACTCGTTGCTAGACAAGGACTTACGACGATTCGCTCAAGTCGCACACAATCGAGTACAGCTTGCGAGTGTAAGTATAGGCAGGCACTAGACTTAGGGACGCCGTGCGTAAGTGCTTTGTTTACAAGGGGTTAGGATTGAATCTGCGTTCGTCCTTAATGTGGGTACTCAATAGGGTTACGCGTAAAGACGATGAGAGGGTGCTTAAAATGGCTGTGCGTGGACGCTGTAACTCCTTATAAGAGCAGGACTTACGACCGCTAAAATCAGGGTCGATTTGGGCTAGGAAGTCGCAAATGAGACAGCCCTTAGAGCCGTATCGACGTAAACCCTTATTAGACAACGACTTACGCTCGCTCATAAACAGGGGTTACAGAGCCTTTCGATATGTCAAGAGGGTAGTTAAGCGGGTAGGGGTGCTACGGACAGCACAGGACACCGCAGGCTATTCTCCGTCGATGCGTGCGTAAGTCTAGTGCCTGTAACGACTTACGACGGCTCTGTAGTATGTTGCAAAGACAGGACGTATTCTCAATAAGGCGAAGTTAATGAGACTCAATAAGAGGACGCTAATGAGTCTCAACAAGTCGGCACTATTGAGACAAGAATATATATCTCGCTGTTAGGCTTCTGTTAGGCTAGGCATAGCTGTTAGGTATCTGTTAGGTAGTGCTGTTCCTGTTAGGCTTCTGTTAGGTACTGTTAGGCTGTTAGGTATCTGTTAGGTATGATAGGATGTTGCAAATAGCCCATGAGAGCAGGGGGCTATGGGGGAACTCTGCGAGGCGGTGCATATATATACCCGCTCACATTTTTCTGATATTTTTAGCGGTCTCTCCATACCCTAGGTAAACAAAACAAAACCCTGTGGGAACCTACCTCCCAAGGTATTTCCCCGTGGAGTATTGCAGGGAGCGAGCATAACGCTCAGCTCATGGAGGGACTATTAGACCCGATATATTTCCTCATAATCCCATGATGGTGGTTAGGGTAGAGGGAAGGATTACTCTTAGGTTCTCTAGGGTATCTACTACCTCTCTCCTTACCTCCCCTAAAGGGGGACTAAGGGGCTGTAGTTACTCCCTAGTATACTTAGGGGTGTCTGTCTACCGCGCATATGGTCTAGCGTAGCACAGAGATTTGTCTTTCTCTAGGGGTAAGGGTATAAATATTTTCTTACATCCATGTGGACTTGTTTTCGCTATATCCTACAGTATTCTCCATGAAGTTATCTAACTCCTTCAACAGCCTCTCAGCCTTGTCTTCCTGCATACGCTCTTCTACGTCCTGTCCTACAGCCTCTACCCAATAGTTAGCCGCCATAGACATAACCTCTAGCCTATCGTCGTGAGCTAATGCTCCTCTAGCTGTGGTGATTCTAGTGAGTTGGTGGAATAGTCTATATTGAGGAGCCTTCTCAGGAGGTAGATGCTTAGTAGAGCTATAGTCCTTCTCAATCAACTCAGGAGATATAATGATTCTATGTTGATTCAGTAGTGGCTCTAGGGTCTCAATGATACGTCGCTCCTTCTGAGTCGAGTGTCTTACCTCGGAGAGGGTGACAGGGTATATCTTCTTGAGGTATGGTGTAAGTAGTTCATTGAACATACCATCACCGAAGTTAGATTCTGTCTGTATCTCCTTGACCTTATACTTCTTAGCTAGTTCTGCTAGGGTAGTCAGGGTTTCTGTGCTGTATCCACCTGCTACCCCTGAGCATTCGTGGACATATAGGAAACCGTTGAGCATAGACATAATACAGTAACCTGTCTCGTCACTACCACGACCTGATGGGTCAATGGTCATTACAGTACCACGGTAGGGTATGAAGGCTCCGTCTACAGCGAGGGGACGGTAGAAGTAATCACCACTAAAACCGACAGATGGTAGCTCCTTTATAACCCTCTCGGTACTATTAGAGTGTATGACACGCTCAGGTGCTACCTCAAGGTCTACCTCCATAACTATGAAGTCCTTTAGCTTGAGAGGATACCTATCAGCATCCGACAAGCTAGGGTCAAGCATAAATTGCAATGCAAAACCTGAACGACCGTAGGATAGCTCACGTTCCACGAGGTCATCCTCATCAAAACGCTTAGGGTCTACAGGTTTACCTTCGAGTGACGGGTCATCTGTAATCTTATCGAGGATATAAGGAGCCAAGTAAGAACCGTATGCGGCTACTTTCTCCATCTTTGGATACCTTCCTGTCCATACACGAGGAGTATATCCTCTATCAGGTAAGATTTTGTATAGAGACATCTCTGTTTGGTACGTTCCTAGATACCGTACCTGTCCATCAGGCTTGAGGATGGAGTCAAACTCCTTCACTAGATTGCCTAGCTTGTCTCTCATGCCCTGTGTCTCACTATTATTTAGGGACTCCACGTCATCTGCCACAATCAGGTCCGCACGAGAACCTGTTAATTGTCCCGTGATACCGACCGCCTTTACAGATGGGGCGTGTGAGGCAGGAGCAGGTCCTACATCGAAGGCTATCTTGGAGTCACGCTGCTCAGGTCTAGCCTTGAGATGCTCAAGTATAGGCATCTCGTTGATAAGCCTCTGTGTGAAGGTAGAGAAGTCATCTGAACGGTTCTTAGACGCTGACACCACAAGGATGTTCAGGGATGGGTCTAAGAGTAGCCGCCAACAGACGTAGGCAGACGTGAGGTAGGACTTACCTACACCACGGTACGCAAGAATAATCTGCCGCCGTGGACCGTCCTGTAGATATTCAGATATATCGTACTGTACAGGGGTAGGCTCAGGCAGACCTAGATGGTCCCACGCTAAATAGACAAAATTCCTAAAGTCTTTCAGCTCGTTAGGGATTTCCATTACGCTTCTTTAGTTTCCGTGAAGGGGAGAGCCTTGACTAAATTCATCACAGGCTTACTCTCTTCCACTACTACAGTCACGTCGTTGTCTTTCAGAAACTTGATAGCCGCAGAGATGTCTCCCGTAGAGGCTTCGCCTGTGGCGATGCGCTCTAAGAGTTCTTTAGCTACGTCTTCGTGAAGTTTTGAGAGAAGGGACTTGAGATTGTCGTTACTCATTGTTATAATGCGAATGCTACGCCCCCGTAGTATAACACAAACCAACACCAATATCTATGGGAATTACCCCTGAAGAATTTAATAAGAATGTTGAGGACATGAGAGTAGAGATGAAACATCTCAAGTCTGAAGTCCGTAAGGCATACAACAAGCTCTCTAAACAACAGGCTACAGAGGCGTTGATACACGAAGCCGTAGAGGAGGCTCTGAAGGGCGTAAAGGTTTCTGCCTCTCCGAGCCTAAAGACTAAGGAAAAACGCCCCAAAAGCTCTAAGAATACGCCTGAGGCGTGGCTGTGTCTTTCCGATTGGCAGGTAGGTAAAGTGACGGAGACCTACAACTCACAGATAGCGGCTCGCCGCGTCCATCAGCTCACCAATCAGGCGGCTGACCTACTCCGTAAGGAGAAGCCTAAGGTCCTACATATCATCCTACAGGGTGACATGGTGGAAGGAGAGGCTATCTTCGCGGGGCAACCCTTCGAGATTGACGATGACCTGTGGACACAGGCGGTCAAGACCGTACCACAGCTAATTACTCATGTCATCACCAAACTATCCCCTCTCGTCCCTAAAATTAAAGTGGCGTGTGTTCATGGAAACCACGGTCGTTCAGGCTTTAAGGGAGGAGGGCATAGCCGAAAGACAAATTGGGATTTGGTATCTTACAATACTGCCAAACTTATGTGTCAGGTTGCAGGCGTTAAGAATATGTCTTGGGAAATTTCTGAGACTTGGTTCGTCAAGCAGAAAGTAGCAGGCAACGGCATACTCTGCGTACACGGAGACCAAGTTGGCGGTGGTAATCCCTTCAACGTAAACGCCATCTTTAAGAAGGCGATGGGGTGGACCCATAACATTGAGGATTGGAAGTTCCTTAGCGTTGGGCATCACCACACCCACGCATCAGGGGAGCTTAACAGGGATATGTACTTCTTCCTCAGCGGTAGCCCTGAGTCAGGTAACGAATTTGCTAGAGAAAAGCTCGCTCAAGGCGGGTTAGCTATGCAACGTATGTGCTTCTTCAATCGTAAGGGGCTTATTTCCGAACACTTACTTAAATTAAACTAATGGACAAAGAGACTTTCCCAAGAATAACTAAAGAACAAGTCGATGCACTTGTAGAACTAATACCAAAGGATTTACCTAACTTATCCGATACTGACCGAGAAGTGTGGTATAATGTCGGGAGGCAATCTGTAGTCTCCCTTCTCTTAGAAATATATGAGATACAGAACGAGTCTATATTATATAACTAATCATGTCAGCTTTCACAACTTACCTTAAAGATTTCGGTACTAAGCACACTGCTAGTATCATTTGGTTTACCGTAGGCGTTCTTCTAGGAACGTTTGTACTATAATGTGCATGGGTTCTGCCCCTAAGATGCCTGAGATTCCTGAGGCTCCTCCTGCTCCTAAGCCACCTGAGCCATTAGCGCGAAGAGTGGAGAATCCCGAAGCGGCAGGGTCAGATGAATTTGGCAGACGTAGACGTGGTAAAGGCTCGCTAGTCATACCACGCAGAGGTCTTAATATACCTAGCTGATGCCTGAAGCTGAAACTCTAACAGCGCAGGCTTGGTACGAGAAGCAACAGGGTAACCGAAACCCGTACTTAGAGAGAGCGCGCGAAGCCTCGAAGCTAACTATCCCTACTCTAGTAACAGAGGAAGGAGATAAGTCTGCACAGAAGCTAAAGACTCCTTACCAAAGCGTAGGAGCGCGTGGCGTTAATAACCTAAGCTCTGCTCTATTGATGAGCTTGCTTCCACCTAATGCCCCATTCTTCCGTCTAGCATTAGATGAGAAGGCTAAGGCTGAGATGGAAGGCATCGAGCAGGTAAAGACTGAAGTTTCTACCGCACTCTCTGAGATGGAACGTAATATCCATAAAGAGATTGAAGGTAATAACTTCCGAGTAGGACTGTTCGGAGCTTTGAAGCAGTTGATTGTTTCAGGTAACGTCCTACTTCACATACCTAAGGAAGGACACATGAGAGTGTTCCACTTAGACCGTTTCTGTATTACAAGAGACCCGATGGGAAACGTTGAGCGTATCGTCATAAAAGAAGATATAGCTAAAGAACAAGTACCTGAAGAAATAAATACATCAGACACGCCCTCGGACGTTGATACTGTCAGCCTGTATACCTCCATATCTACCATTGATTCTAAAACTGTTGAAGTGTATCAAGAGATTGGCGGCATCCGCGTGGGGGGTTCTGAAGGTACATTCCCTAAAGATAAGAACCCATTCTTACCTCTACGACTTAACCGTGTAGATGGCGAAGATTATGGGCGGGGTTATGTAGAGGAGTACTTAGGAGACTTAGAGTCTCTTGAAGGATTGACTCAAGCTATTGTTGAAGGCTCAGCCGCGTCAGCTAAGTTACTATTCTTAGTAGCTCCTAACGGCACAACAAGAAAGTCCCGCATCGCCTCTGCGGCTAACGGTGCTATCATTGACGGCTCAGCAGGTGACGTATCTGTTCTACAGACACAGAAACACGCTGACTTCCGTGTAGCCTTTGAGACTATCAATCAGATTCAAGAACGATTGAACTATGCCTTCATGCTAACTGAGGCAGCTATCCGTAAAGCGGAGAGAGTAACTGCTGAGGAAGTACGTCTAGTAACTCAAGCTATAGAGCGTCAGCTTGGTGGTATCTACTCTGTCCTCTCTCAAGAGTTCCAACTACCGCTAGTTAAGATTGTCATGCAACGTATGCAGTCTTCAGGACGCTTACCTAAGATGCCTAAGAATATGATTCACCCGATGGTGGTGACAGGTATCGAAGCATTAGGAAGAGGTAACGACCTCAACAAACTAGATAGTTTCGTTGCAGGCATCGGACAGATACTTGGACCTGAAGCTGTACAGCAGTTCGTTAATATGTCAGAGTACCTAGACCGCAGAGCGGCGGCACTTGGCATTGATACTAAAGGCTTAATCAAGTCACAGGAAGAGCTACAACAAGAAGCTCAACAAGCCCAACAGCAAGCAATGATGCAGCAGTTAGGTCCTAAGGCGATGGATGCAGTTACTAACTCCGCGCAACTCCAACAACAACAACAAAACCAAGCCCCTCCACAAGAGGGCTAATAATAATATGGGTGAAACTCAATCAGTAGAAATTCCTCACGAGGAAGCAGGGGCGTTAAGTCCTGAACAACAAGCCGCCGAAGTAGGAACTACAGAGGCAACAACCGAACGTCCTGAATATCTTCCTGAGAAGTTTAACTCTCCCGAAGAAATGGCTAAGGCTTACAGAGAACTTGAGGCTAAGCTAGGTGGAGGAGAGAAAGCTGAAGAATCTTCAGATGACTTATCTATACCTGAGGCTCCCGCAGAGGTAAGCCAAGATGATATGCAATTCTACTCTGACCGCTTTGCTGAGAACGGTAAGCTAGAAGAGTCAGACTATGAAGGTCTAGCCTCTAAGGGTCTATCTAAAGACATGGTAGATACTTACATAGCAGGACAGCAAGCTATAATTCAACAGTACACAGCTCAGGTGTACAACCAAGTCGGAGGCGAGGAGAGCTACACAGCGATGACTCAATGGGCTTCCGAAACGTTCTCCGCTGAAGAGGTTGCTGTGTTTGACGCGGCAGTTAATTCAGGAGATACTAACCAAACCATGAGTGCAGTTAAGGGCTTACAAGCTCGATACCAAATGGAGAACGGCACTCGTCCAAATCTAATGCAGGGTAAAACAAGTGGCTCAGGAAATGAAGCCTATGCCTCTCTAGCAGAAATGAAGAGAGATATGGCTGACCCTAAGTACCACAACGACCCTGCGTTCCGCGACTCTGTTACACGCAAACTCGCAAACTCTAACATCATGTAAGTGGTGTTACGAATTTAGTTGTAAGTGTTAAGCCCTTTACGAAGGATAACTCAAACTCCTAAGCTATATTCAATTCTAACCTTTTTTCTTTTTACACATAAACCTTAGGAGCT